CCATCTTCTCTAGATGCACCGACTGCGCCGGATGGATTCCGACACAGATGGATACGAGCGGAGAGTTTAGGATTTCAAGATTCTAAAAATATCTCTGGAAGAATTAGATCTGGTTATGAATTAGTGAGAGCTGATGAATATAAAGATTCTGATTATCCCGTAGTCACTGATGGTAAATACGCAGGAGTGATTGGAGTAGGTGGCCTTGTACTCGCAAGGGTGCCCGAAGAAATCGCAAAAGCAAGAACTGAATATTTTAGAAAACAATCTGAAGGTCAGGAAGAAGCTATAGACAACGATTTAATGAGGGAAGAGCATAAGAGTATGCCTATCAATGTTGACAGGCAGTCTCGCACAACCTTCGGTGGCAAAAAGTAAATTTTACTTAAACCAACGAATTACATTAAACCGAACTGGAGGCCCTTAGGGGCAGGTTCATAAGGAGATAAAACTATGGCTAATAGACAAACAGCAGGATATGGTTTTAGATCGGCTGGGACGCTAGGTAATACACCTGCAACTCAAGGTCTTTCTAATTACAATATCGACGCAGCTGTCAACATTGACTTGTTCTACGGACAAGCAGTTGCAGTTACGGCCGGTTATGTTGTTACAGCAGAAGACGCTACAACAGCAGAATCGATTGGTGTTTTATATGGTATCTTTTATTAGGATGGAACAACGTTGAAACCAACGTTCAACAATCATTATAACGGTGCTATTACACCATCAACAGCAAAAAACGGCGGTGATATCGTAGCTTTCGTTAATGACTACCCTTTCCAAAAATATCATATAGCAACAGATGCAGCAGTAGGATCTACAATCGTTGCAGCACATGCGGTATTTATGGATACGTTTAGTGGTAGCGCCAATACTGGCGGAAGCACTACAACAGGTATGTCAACGAACACACTTGATATAAACGCAACAAACGCAACAAGTCACACTTGGAGACTAATCAGAGGAGTTGAAGACCCTGAAAACGGGGACTTAACGGCAGCATTTTGCGATGTTGAAGTTGTTCAAAACTTGAACCAATTCATCGATAGTTCCGGGTCATAATAGAATAGGAGATTAAATTATGGCAATATCACGACACCAACTCGTAAAAGAGTTAGAGCCAGGATTGAATGCACTATTCGGCCTGGAATACAATAGGTATGATAATCAGCACGCTGAGATTTATACTAGCGAATCATCTGACAGAGCTTTTGAAGAAGAAGTAATGTTAAGTGGATTCGGAAACGCAAGTGTAAAGAGTGAAGGTTCTGGAGTAGCATTTGATAATGCACAAGAATCTTACTCTGCACGTTACACTCATGAAACAGTTGCTCTAGCATTTGCTATCACTGAAGAAGCTATCGAAGATAATCTTTACGATAGAATTTCTTCTAGATACACAAAAGCTCTAGCAAGATCTATGAGTAACACTAAACAAGTAAAAGCAGCAGCACTTTTAAATAACGGTCTACCAAGTGTAGATGGTTTTGATTCAGGTGATGGTGTTTCTTTGTTTAACACTGCACACACAACTGTGAGCGGAACTAACGTGAAAAACACACTTACAACACAAGCAGACTTAAATGAAACTTCATTAGAGCAAGCTATGATTGATATATCTGGCATGACTGATGAAAGAGGTTTAAGAATTGCAGCTAAAGCAGTCAAAATGATTGTTCCATCTGCAAACCAATTCCAAGCTGAAAGACTTATGAAGTCTCAAGGTAGAGTTGGAACTGCTGATAATGATATCAACTCATTAGCATCAATGGGAATGATTCCTCAAGGTTACAGAGTGAATAATTTCTTAACTGATACTGATTCGTTTTACATTATCACTGATGTACCAAATGGTATGAAAATGTTCACTAGAGCACCATTGACAACTGCAATGGAAGGTGACTTTGATACTGGTAACGTTAGATACAAAGCTAGAGAAAGATACTCGTTTGGAGTTTCTGACTTTAGAGGTATCTTTGGCGTTGAAGGTGCGTAATCATTAAATAAGAAAATTTATATGGCGGAACACACTTCCGCCATATTTAACA